TTCATATTATTAACCGATACAAGCCCATTTGAATATTCAATCGTCTGCGAAGTTCCAGCAATAAAGCTTCTAGTTCCTCTTGCAAAAGCCGTCATATTGCTATTTAAACCAAACCTCATTTGAGTATCAGCAGTGTTATTTGTAACACCATAAACCTCTACAAAAAGATTTTCATAATCTTGGCTTATATTGCTCAAAGTAACTGCTGTTGATGATAAAGTGGTAGTTGAAAGTAAAGTCATACCACCAGCCGCAGCAGGCGCAACCCACTTTAGACCTGTCGTTTCAACACTATCCGCTACAAGTATGTGGCCGTTTGTGCCTACTGAAAGAGCAGAGAGCGTATCCGCAGCAGTTCCTACCAAAAGATCACCTTTGGCAGCAATAGCATAGTTAGTAGTATCGGCTACATATTTTAATCCTGCGGTTTCCGCAGAGTCGGCAACTAATCTGTGTTCATTTGTTCCAGCTGCTAATCTAACTGGGGTATCAGCTGCGCTTGCAGCTATTAAATCGCCCTTGGCATCAACTATTGCATTTTGAATTGCATTTGCATCATCGCTTGTAACCCACTTAAAATCCATATCTGTATTGGAGTTTTTAGCAAGGACTTGGTCTGTTGTGCCACCTTTAAGATCAACTAATGAGGTATCTATAGATGAGCCAAGGGTTCTTATGGCTAAAGCGCCATCCTTGACTAAATCTGTATCAGCTGGAGTAGCCCAGTTAAAATTTGTTGTATTCGGCATTTAGCTAATAACTCCTATCGCGTCTTGCCATTCTAGCGTATTAAGAACACTATTCCAGCTTTCAGACGCATTGACTTGGGCCCATTGTTGGGCAACTGCTGAGAACTCTGTTGGGGTAGCTAGGAAGGTAACTGATAGGCCCGAGACCGAAGCGCTGAAAGTCCAGCCCTCGACAAAGCCAGTAAATTCACCACCGAGCATATTAAGAGGCAGATTGGTAATTCTAACTGGCTGGCCCATAAATATATTTAATAGGGCATCTCTGTCTGGGTCATCGATTTCAGGGGATTGAAGTGCAAAGGTTATTGATTGGAAGGTGTCTCTAGGGTAAGACCTAAGAGCAATCAGACGATCTGCTACATCTTCGACATCGGAGGTGTTCTTTAGGTAGCTGCTAAATTGCTCAGCGAATAGGCCATAGATTACTTGAGATTGAGTATCTTCGGCGGTATAGGAGCTATTGAAGTTGTTGCCATAATCCATAACGATTTTATTGGCTAAGTCTCCTTGACGCTGGATGACGCCAATGCCAGAGGCTATGGCGTGGGAAGCGTCTAAATCTGTGTAGCCATTAGCCACTAGGTAATCTTGACGATGGCTTGCATCTGCATAACCAATAAGGCCATTAGCATCTTCATATAAATAACCTAGGGCTGAATTAGCAATCTGATTGGCTATTGGAGCAATTACGCTATCGGTAATCTGGCGGCTGACCATCGTATATTCGCCAGCATCAATTTCACCTAGCCCAATATTTTGTGCGTCTTCCCAAGTTTCGGTCGCATCGTAATTAGCCCAAGTTTCAGCTGGTGGAACTTCATTCCAAGAATTAAGAAGCAAGTCATCAAGTAAATCTAATATCTGCGCTCCATCTAAACCCTCTGCCAAATTGCCATCAAAGATAGCTCTTTGCAACCTTGAAAGCGCTCCGATAGCGGTAATTCTTAGGCTAGTTATAATTGCACTTGATCCAGCGCTTTGAACTACTTGGCGTAAATCTGAGATTCTGCCGCCAAAGATTGCCACATAATTTGCGTTTGAGTCTTTGACTTCTACTGTAACTGCGCTATTAATTGTAAAATCATAATTAGTCCCATCGGTGTTGATAATTTGAAGGGAGCAATAACCAGGAGGAGTCGGTGAATTGATATCTTGACGGCCAGAGGTAATAGTTAGGTTGCTTAAAGTGACTGAAGTAAGTTCATCGCCATTGACCTTAATTCGCCAATCGGGAGTCCATAGGGTCATAGGATTTGAGCCGAAGTCCTAAAATCGCCAGCACCAGTAGTTCCGCGATTAGTAGAATTATTGAGAGCCAAGATAACTGCTCTGGTAAATCCTTCTTCATCTATTGCGCTTGGCGCATTGACATTGATAACGATAGGACGATCAGCTTCTTCTCCGCGTCTAGCTGCTGCTACATCAAAGCCTGAAGATATGCCTCTGCCAGTTGGATTTAGTCCAGAAGGCAAGACAGGCATTGTCCCTGTAACTATTGGAGCTGTAATACCTGTAGCAATTCCACCGCCACCGCCACCGCCTCCAGTAATAACACCTCCGCTGATAACTGGCGTCCCAGCAGTAAAGCCCGATGGCAAGCTAGATAATGGAACTGTATTGCCGCCAGCGCCGCCTGATTCTTTAGTAACATTATCGAATAATTTAACTGCTGCAATGATTGCTCCAACAACTGCTGCGCCAGTTGCTAGGCCAGCAAGAGGGTTGAGAGCAAATCTAGAAGCAATAGCGGCCGCTACTGCGCTATTACGCAAAAGGTTATAAGCGGTAACTAAACCAGTAATAAGAGCGATAGTTGCTTGAACTCCAGCTGCTATTTTAGATACTACGAATACTGTTGCTATAACCCCAGCAACAATCTTAAGCTCTTCTTTAAGATCAATGACTGATTCAATAAATCCTCTAACCTTCTTACCCCATTCTATGGCGGTTTTCTGGCTATCAGTTAAAGCTTCATCTAAACTATCTTGACCAGTAAGGCCAGAGATAAATGCCTCAAGTGCTGGAATAAAGTTTTGTAATATCCAAGCAGTTAATTCTTGGACAACTGGGAGCAGAGCTGCACCTATAGATTCTTTAGCTTCATCAAGAGCAATCTTGACGCGCTCCATTTGCTTAGTTGTTGTCTCCGCTTCATTCTCCGCAAATTGACCAAAAGTCGCAGTTAATTGATTAAAAGTTGTATCAAAATCTTGAGACTTTAGGTCGGCTGCATCTATGCCCAACCCTAATTTGCCAAGTGCTGAGGTATTGCCATCGTAAGCTTTGCCAAGGGCGTTAGTAACTGTCTCTAATGGCTTACCCGTTGCTGCACTTAAATCTAGTGCCAAATTTAATAGTTTCTGAGCTTCTTCAACATCTTGGGTTGATCTAACTAAACGGGTAAATGCTGGACGCAAGCCATCGTCAGCAACGCCAATAGCAATAGAAGTTTGCTTTATATATTCTTCAACGCCTTCAATCTGCTTGGCGGTAGCGCCAGTGGTGGCTTCAATCGTTGCAGCTAAGCGCTTTTGAGCTGTTTCATCTTCGGCTGCCGCCTTAACCGCGCTGACTGCAAATGCTCCAATAGCTGCGCCAGCAACAGCAAAGGCAGCGGCTGCTTTCTTACCGAATTCTTTAGCTCTTTCGCCAATATCATCAATATCTTTAGAGCCTTTATCTAAATTCTTTTTGAAGTCTGCTGTATCGGCTAGGAGCTTAAGTGTTAATGCTCTAGAATCAGATGCCATTGACGCCCCACTTATCTAATATTTTATTGAAGGCAGCAGTCCATTGAGAGACTATATTTCTTTGCTCTTTGCGTAGCGTTGGATAAATAAACCAACCGCGAGAACCGCGATTCATTCTTCCAGAATAAGTAGGGAATTGCTTAAATTTATTAGAGCCGAATTCAAAGCCAGCCCAAAGTTGCTGCGTAGTTCCTCCACCGCTAAATCTTTGACTAGCAAAGCCGTAACGGATTTCGCCTGTAGTGCTGGTCTTACTTACTTTAGATCCGCTAACGATTCTGTTAATGGCTTGTTGGCCTTTGCCGCGAGTTGCAGCGGTAGTAGCGATTTGTCTTTGTAAATAGGTAGCAAGATTGTTAGAGGTTTGACGAGCTTCGGCTTTAGCTTCGTCACCTAGCAAGGTAAAGGCTTTATAGATTTGGCGGAGCTCTGTCCGGTCAAATGCTGATACTTCTTCAGCCATTGCTATTCATCTCCTTTATCAGCTCGACTGCCGTTGCTACATCGTCCCAGTCATCCCAGTATTGCATTGGGATTCCAGTCTTAATGGCAACTGTGACTAATAGCCGCCTTATGCTGTCGGGCTGATGGCTTTTGGGTCATCGTTGCCAGTCCTTACATCGGCAACAGTCTCCATCCAGACATCAAAGGACTTGATTGGCTTCCCAGCACTTTCGCGCTTATAAGCGTTATATGCCAAGAACATTAAATCCCAGATTCCTATATTGTCTTGCGCCTTTGTGATTGTGTGGCCTGTGGTCTTTTCCCACTTGGCCCACTCTGGCGGTTGAGCAACATAGGTGGCAACTTCGCCTCCGTTATATTCAATTGTAATTGATAATTTCATAGCTCCCGATGCTCCGATCTCTTAACTAAAGGTCTCTGTTGGAGTTCCAATTACTGTCATCGTCCAAGTGTCGGTAAGTGCTCCAGGAGCAGCTCCGCCAGCAGTTGGGAAGATTGGCAATACTGTGAAAGCAAATACTGCTCCAGTTATTGCAGTAAATGAAACATTGAGTGCTGTGTTAGGTGCAGTTTCTGCATCTGCCCACATTGCTTCAAATAGAGAGCCTGTAGCTCCCCAATCCTGAAGTAACTCAATTGTAAAAGTCCATTGCTTATCTACGGACTTATAGGCGCGACCATCAAGGGTTTGATAAGTCTCGATAATTGTTTCGCAGCTTAGGACTGCGCTTGTTGCTTGAGCATCGTATGCGAATGTATCTAATGTAAAGGTCACATCGCGCCCAGTTACTACTGTTGTTGGCATTTGGGTCTCCTTATGTGGTTTGCTCGTAGCGGACGCTCAAGCGAATATCGGAAACTAGCAGGTTTGTAGTTCCGACTGTGGTAATCGATGGCCTTTCGACTGTCGATAACTCATACTTGGCAGCGTTTAACGCTCCAAGAATACTAATGACTAGCTTCTCTAAATTATCAAGAGATGCAGGATTGCTAAAATAAGCAACGCAAGCGGTAATGGTGTAATTCAATTTAACGCGAATTGTTGTTTTGCCTAAGACTTCGAGCTCCATATAGGGCGAGTCAGGGACAATAACTATTGCTGGGACAATTGGCGCCTCAGGCGCGTGATCATAAACATTGGCAGCGGTTGAGGCTAAAGCGGTTTTAATTGCACCGCGAACATTTTCGGCAATTGTTGATGCTGGCATTAGCCCACCATAGTTTCAACATCAAGATATGGGCCAAGCAAGCCAGTTACTTTGGCAAGCAAATTCTTAGATAGGCGATAAGGGGTTACTGCAAAATCTACGCCTTCTATTGATCCACCAGCGGCGGTTCTGGATTGAAAGATTTCAACGGAGATAGTTAAAACTGCTGCCTCTACATTGGGATTAGCAACATAGGTTGAAGCGCCAGTAAGGGTTGCCTTGCCAGCAGGGATAACATTAAATTCATTTACATCTGCGCCGACTAATGCGACTGTAAATTCTAGGTTTAGATTGCCAATATTAAAGTTGGCTGGGTTAGTAAAATTAGGAAACTCAAAATAAAAGTCTGGGCCAATATCGGTAATAGTGTGAGTGCCGTTAAAGGTGTTATTTACGCCAGTGATAACTACTGATTGACCTACGCTAAAAGGGTGCTCTCCCTGTGTAGTAAATACGACTACATCATCGGAGCGCTCGACCTTGGCAATTGGCGCTGAATAACTGACTAGCATTGGAAGCACTAAGTTTTCAGCTGCATCACATATGTCATTGAGATAAGCATCGTTATACAGGGATGACGAAACGCCAAGAATCGTCCTAAGCTCTGTGGCCGTAACTATTGTTGGCATCTCGTCATCCTTTCAAGCAGTTAGGTGAGGGGCCAGCTCGGGAGCGGACTGGCCCTCACTTTTTTTAATTAACTACGCAACTTTCCATAGATAAGCGCCAGCGCCTACCTTTGTTGCAAGTGCGCCAT